CTCGGTGCCGGTACAGCGGTGAGCCTCGCCAGCGTCGCTTCTCCCTGGGAGATCGATGCCGACCTGATCTTCGAGAGCATCGGCGGGACGATGCAGGGAATTTTCAAGTCCCTCATCGGCAATTCCCTTACCGCCGCCGCCGCGATTGCGAACCGCCTGAGTGGATTGAACGGAACCCCCAACACCATCACCCAGCCCGGAGCCGTCGTCGTTGTTGCCGCCGAACCCGTGTTCTACATCGCGGTCGGATTGACCTTCAGCGCTGTCTTTGCTGGCAACAGTGCGACCCTTGGCGACTTCAGCCTGTTGCCAGCGGGTTCCTAACGAGTTGACCGCACGTATGCTTGGCAGTCGCACCAGGTCGGCTGTGGAGGGCATACGGAGCGGTCTTAGTTTGCGGTGCCGAGAGAAATGGGCCATCCCTCGCGCAAGACTATGGATCTTCGTATTCGGATACTTGGCACCGCAACGTAATTTGAAAGGGCTACACAATGGCTGACAAGAAAAAAGAAGCGGCGATGAAGGGTATGGGCGAAGTCAAAGAGAAAAAGGCCAAGCCCGAGGAGCGCCACGTACACAAGATCAGCTTTGAGCGTGCGCGCGGCGGGGGTTTCACGGTGCATCGCGAGATGCGCGGCGGAAAACCCGAAGAGCACCACGAAGATCACCACACATCCATCGCATCCACCAAGGATGCAGCCCATGACCATCTCGACGACGCGATGAGCGACCAGCCAGACGAGGGCGAAGAGCCAGCAGGCGCGGAGCCAGCACCGCCGCCGCCCGAGCCGGGAGCCGATGCAGGCGCAGGAGCAGCCCCAGCACCAGGTGGGATGTAGTCATGGCGACGAAAAAAGGCGACGAACGCGACAGTGCAGCCTCGTATCCCAAGGGGCTGCACCACGCGTTGAGCCACATGCGCAAGGGCGGCCTTCACCGCGCCCTTGGCGTTGCGGAGGGTACGAAGATTCCGGCCGCCAAGCTCACCGAGGCCAAGAACTCGAAGGACCCGCACATTGCGAAGATGGCGCACTTCGCCGAGACCTTAGAGGGGTTCCACCATGGCGGCGGCAAAGACAAAAAGTAAGGCCGTCGAGGAAGAGATCGACCTGGTTCGCATCACGCGCGACGAGGAGTACAAAAATCATCTGCGCTGGCGGGCGCAGACCGATTTGTACTGGCTGGCGACGAAGGTTCTGGTTGAGCAGGACGGCTCGCCGTGCTACCCCAACATCACCGAAGAGACCCATCAAGAGGTTGCCGCGTTCTTTGTGCGCAAGAATCCGGCGCGACCCATCCAGGACCAGGACGATGTGAAGCAGCGGTTGCTGCTGATGCCACGCGGGACGTTCAAAACCACCTTCAACATCGTCGATGCGGTGCAATGGATGCTCGCCTTCCCCGACATTGCCATGCTCGTACTTACGGCGGCCAACACGGACGATAGCCCGCTGGCGGATGTGTTTGTGGAAGAGGTTGCGCGGCACTTCCTTAGCCTGGCAGAGCGCGACACGAAGCCGCTGCACCTGCTCTTCCCTGAGTACGTCATCACGAAGATGCCGAAGAAGGGTTGGTTTGTGACGCCGGCGCGGAAAAAGTACCGCCGCGACGCTACACTCATGGGGACGTCGATCGAGAGCAGCTTGTCGGGCTGGCACTTCGACGTGATCAAGCTCGAAGACATCCAGGACAACCGCAACTCGCAGACCAGCTATGGCATCAACAAGGTGAAAACCAACATGTTCATCAACCTAAAGATGCTGATGAGCTGGGGATACCGCGAGATGACGGGCACGCGCTACGGCCCGATGGATGTCTACGGCCTGGTGATCGAGCGGCTGAATCCCGAAGTCGGCAAGGTGATGTGGAAGCCTGCGATGAAGGTGAAGGAGCGTGTGTGGAAGGAGCGCCCAAAGCTGCTGGCACGCGCCGAAGATTACAGCTACCTGTTCGAGACGCTGGAGGAGAACGACTGGGAGCTGTTCTTTCCGCAGTTCCTGCCCTTCGACAAGCTGATGCAGAGCCGGGACGAGAATGAGCACAGCTTCATGACGCAGCAGATGAACGTGGCGACGGGGGGATTCAAACCGATCTTTCCCAAAGAGAAATTACTCGCGGCGACGATTGACGAAGAGAAGCTGCCCATCACCGGGACGGTGCATGTGGCGTGGCGGCTGGAGCTGGGCGCGAGCGACATTGTAGCGGGTGCGTGCGGCGTGATGCACGACAACCGGATGTACATCGTCGACGTGGAGCGGGGAAGCTGGACACCGACCACCCAGGCGCTGAAGATCGTGAAGATGGCGAAGCGGCAGGGATGCCACAAGATCTCCATCGAGGAGACGCCGGGGGCGCGCTTCCAGGAGACCGCCATCCGCAACGAGGCGCTGCGGCAGGGTTGGGATCTGTCGATCGCATGGACGCCCTACCAGAACGACGACAAGGAGCGCGGCCTGCGGATCAAGAGCTGCGAACCGATCCTCGCCACCGACCGGCTATTTTTCTCCCGCGAGATACGGATCATCCGCGAAGTCCACCGCCAGCTTTACCACTACGGCATGATCGACGAGACGGAGATTGCCGATGTGGTATCCCGCGTGTGCGCAGCCCTTCCCAAGCTGATTGGAGATCAGGAAGCCTCCACCTATGAGGATGCCGCGGCCTGGGAGGCGATGCGGAACAAGGCACAGCACGACCGCGTTTTCAACTCGTATGTCGCCCCGGAAAACATGCCGCCCGAAGTTACCGCAGAAGAACGAGAGGCCGCTGATGTAGAGTGGGAACCACAGCACAATCACGACGGACTCGAAGAGATGATGCCAGGACTGACCGGATGAGCTTCCCAATGGACCGCAAGGACGGAGTGACGCGCGGGAACCTGCCGACGCAGCGCGTCAACGCGCACGACAAGATCGAGCGCGAGGATGTGAAGCTGCAAGGGCCGCAGCTCGACCCGAAGTATACCGACGATGGCGCGTGCAAGCTGGTGGTGCAGGACGCCGCCAAAGCCGCCGAGTGGCTGAACAACAAGCAGTGGGCGCTGCACTGGCGGGAGAATAACAACCTGTACCAGTCTCCGCGCACCTACCGGGTGTGGAACGACGGCGCGAGCGTGAGCCGCTTCACTGTCGCCAACATCTGCAACTCGCTGGTGCAGCCGATGCAGGGCGGGATCTTCTACGAGACGCCACCCTTCCAGATCCGCCCGCGACCCAGTACCACGGAAGAGACGGCGCAGGCAAAGCAGATTCTCTACGGCGTGCAACTCGACAACATCGACTTCGAGGATACCTGCGTCGATGCGCTGGAGGAGATGACGCTGCATGGCACCGTCATCTGCAAGGCTGGGTGGGAAGTGCAGACCGAGATCCGCAAGCGGTTCCTGCGCAAGAAACAGCCGCTCAGTATCAAGATGCCGCTGGGCCAGCCGGACCTGACGATCAACACCAAAGAGAGTGACGAGTTTGAAGTGACGCCGGTGCCGCTCACGCGGAGCCAGCCGTTCTTCGAGAAGTGCGAGCTCGGCACTGTGCTGATCGATCCGAAGTGGAAGCATCCCAACCGGCTGCATAAAGCGAAGTTCGTTGTGGAAGTCACCTATCCAACATTCAGCGACCTGGACGCGTTGCGCGAGCAGGCGATGTACGACCACAACGGGAAGAAGGTTGCAGGCTACGACATCCCCTCCGAGGAGCTGCTGAAGGATTACTTCTTCGAGCACGAGGGCGACGCCGAGACTGTCACCGACCTGCAGGCGCGGCTGGCCGCCAACAGCGGCACCGCGGCGGCGGTGGGAGACAATGAGCAGACCACGGCAGACCCGCTGGAGCGCGGCGTCAAGATGCTGGAGCGGTGGGACCGCACCTACGTGAAGACCGTGCTGGTGGTCGAGGGCACCGAGAAGACTGTCCTGATCCGCAACGAAGAACACATGCTCGGGCGTATTCCCTACTTCGCCGCGAACTTCTGGAACATCCCCGGCAGCGGGTACGGGCTGGGAGTCGGGAGGCTCGCGGGAGACGATCAGCGCATCGAGAAGGGGACGATCGAGGCGGTCCTGAACCTGCTGGCCTTCATCGTCAACCCGCAGTGGGTGCGGGATCGCGGCGCCAACGCGCCGACCCAGGCGATCCGGCAGCGGCTGGGCGGGATCATCGACGTCGACGCGCCCGTAGGCCGAGGGGCTAAGGACGCCTTCAGCCTAGTCGAGCAGCCGAGGGTTGACCCGTCGCTCTTCGCCGTGCTGCAGGAGGCTGGGCAGAACGCCCAGAGCGTCACAGGCGCGGACGAAGCGTTTACGCAGGGGAGTTTGCCCGGCAAGGGCGGCTCGAGCGCTGCACGGACAGCCACAGGCGCAGGCGGCATCATCAGCGCCAACGCTACCAAGATTGAAGGCCCGGTGGGACATTTCGTTCGCGGCATCCTGCTGCCGTTTATCGAGATGCTCGACGAGATGGACAAGGAGCGTCTGCCGCTGTCCGAGATCCACCGGATTCTCGGGCAGGAGATGGGCGACGATTACAAGCTCGACGTAGACAACTTCCTCGCCTCCGAAGATAAGTTTGAAGTGCTGGCGGGAGCGCACCTGGCGGCGAAGAAGGCGATGTCGCAGGTTCTGCCCATGCTGATCCAGTTCCTTGAGAGCCCGCAGCTTCTGCCCGCGCTGAACCGCATCGGTTGGACGATCGACGCGAAGGAGATGATGGAGATGGTGTACGAGATGACGGAGTGGAAGAACGGCCGTCAGGTCATCCGCAAGATGAACGCGCAGGAGCAGCAGGCGATGCAGGCCAGCAACCCGGCAGCGCAGAAGTCGCAGGGCGAGATTGCGAAGATCGGGGCAAAGCACCAGGCAACAGCCGCCGAGATCGACCAGAAGGCCGAGGCGAACCTTGCCACCCACATGGCGCTCGACCCGATGGAGTACGCCGAGCGGCACAACGAACGCGCGGGCGATGAAGCCGCGCTTGGACCGGAGGAGTAGATGGCAAAATGGCGGGGT